GTCCTTGGCTTCCTGGTACGATCGCTGGTCCAGCAGCTTGTCGAGGTCCGGGTCGTGCTCNAGCATCTCGGCGCCCGTCGGCATGGCCGGTCGAGGCCGCATCTGCGCCCAATACCGGAGCGCATCCGCGCCGTGGTCCTCCTGGTGGGGCTCCAGCTCCTCGACGTCATGGGGCTCGATCCCCCGGGCCAGGCTGGTCATCTGGCGCCACAGCACCCGGCAGTTGTCCGAGATCGTGAGCAGCGGGCCGCCCTTGCGGAACGGGTAGAACCACGTGTGGAGCGTCTGCCAGCCCCTGACCCGAGACCCTGGCCCCTTGATCGCCTTCGTCAGCGTCCAGCCCCGGACCTTGAGCCGGGGCATCATCTCCTCGGCCGGGCTGGGCTCGCCCCCGATCGAGGACCACGCTTGCGTGTCGCAGACGATCCGCGTGATCCGCTCATCCGTGTGGGTGCGCTCCGCGATCATCTGGCCGACCATCGCCCCGGTTTTCTCCCGGACCACCAGCTCGCGGTAGACCCGGGCACGCATCGGTTCCCCGACGCCCGAGGTCGCCTCGATCCAGAGGACGTGACAGTAGTCGTTGTACCCCCAATCAATCACGATCTCTTTGTTCGTCCAATCCAGCGGCGGGCTCGCAGGCACCCGGTGGATCGCCTCCCGCAGCTCGCTGAACATCACCCCGGCGGCGATGTCCCAATGGCCGTGCCGCATCGCGCGGCGTAGCTCGGGATCCGGGTAGGCCAGCAGGGCGGTCTCGTACTGCGTGGTCTGCATGAGGATGTCGTTCGAGTCCAGCGTGGCCGGGATGAATTGGCGCAGATAGCTGCGCTGCTTCCCGGTCACTTCGTCCTCGACGATCTCCAGGTAGTACCGGCCGGGCTCGCGGTTGTCGATGAACCGCTCCTTGACCCACGAGTGCCCAGGCCCCCCGGGATTGCTGGCGGCCCGGATGTAGCAGCGTACCTGGTGGCCCTGCCACAGCGGGCGGCAGCGGAGGAACAGGTACAGGTAGACGGAGGGGTTCGGGTACTGCGTGATCTCATCCCAGGCGATGTAGGCGTACGCGCGGCCCTGGTAGCGGTACTTGTGAACGTCGCGCTCGCAGTACGCTAGCTTGTAGCTAGCGCCCATCTCCGAGGCGCGTATGATGTTGGCGCTGGCCGACTTGGCCCGGTACGGGAACCGCCACAGATGCTGCGACTTGTTGAACCGGCCGCCCACGAGCGGGAAGGTCTCGTGCGACATCTCGATCACCTGGTCCAGCTCATCGTAGGTGCGCCGGAAGAAGATGGCCCGATACCCGATGTTGTCCACCTGGCGGAGCCCCTCGTTGAGCAGGATCACGGTCTTGCCCGGGCCTGCGGCGCCCCCGAAGAAGGTCTCGAAGGCGTTCGACTTCGAGAACGCCTCCTGCTCCGGGCTGTACGGGCAGAAGGCGTGGATGTCGTTGTGACGGCAGTAGGGGTTGCGGACGTCGGTCCCTGCTTCTGGGGCGTCCTGAAACTCCAGGACGGCGGCGTCCAGCTCAGCGTTCATGCTTGGAGGAAGTGCAGGATCAATGCTCGAACGTCAGCACCTTGTCGGGCCGCTCCGGGCTGAGTAGGGCCACGCCCCGTTCGTCGCCAGTCTCCGGGCCATCCTGGGCCTGCATGAACAGCTTCAGGTACTGCCCGAGCTTGGTCAGGGCATCCACCTTATCGTGCAGCTCAAACTCGACCTGGGTCCGGCTGGTGGTCCGCTCGCTGCCGTCCTTCTGGACCACGGTGGTCGAGGTCTCGGTCATCTTGACCTTCTTCACGGCCCGGGCCTGCTCCTCGGTCAGCGTGCTGGACTCCACGAGCGTCACGTGGTCCGGCCCCCAGGACACGTAGTCCCGCATGTCGCTGTACGCCAGGCGGCGGATCTCCTCCAGGACATCCTGCGCCTCGATGCCCGTCCGCGCCATCATATCGGCGAGCTGATCCGCCAGGGCCTCCTGAATGTGCGGCTTCGTCAGGTTCTCGTAGCCCATGGCCCGCGCGGTCTTGGGGCTGTAACCGGCGGCAATGGCGGCACTTGTAGCGTTGAGGTCCTTCAGGTAAGCACGAACGAACAGCTCTTGCTTAGGCGTCAGCTCCATCGGGTCCGCCCGGTTTCGGGTACAGGTCCTCGATCTCATCGCCGAGGAAGTCCTGACCGTGTACGAAGATGCGCCAGAGGGCGCGGGCGACTTCTGCTAGCTTAACGCCATATCGCTCGTTGAACAAGCGTGTTCCGATCGCGTGGTGCTCCAGGTGAGCTTCCGCACAGCCTGGCCACATGTTCTCGGGATCGTCATGGCATACGCCGTGGCTGACGTGGCAGCATTGCACCCGACCGACGCACTCGTGGACGTGCCCGAGGAGGCACGGGAGCGTGCGGATCCAGCCCCGTGCCTCCTCATCCGTGATGCAGGGGCTCGGCTTCGGCCGCCTCACGCGAGCGCCAGCGTCACGTTCACGAGAGACCCACAGCAGATGTCGAGCGCCTGGGCCAACTGCTGCCAATCTTCCTTGAGAAACAGCAGGTCCACGTGGCCGCCCTGAATCTGCCCGCCTTCCGACAGGTCTACGCGCACGCGAATGTGCGTCGTCCCGTCGAGTGCCGTGTTGCGGATGACACCTTGGGTCTGCATGAGACCCCCTTTCCCCTGCTCATGTCAGCAGGGCTAAGGTTCCGAGCGTCCAGCCGACAGCGCCTGCGGCCCCCAGGATCGTGCGCCACAGCACGTTGCGGATGTTGTAGCGATCGAGCACGATCAGCGCGTCCCCCTTCTGGAGCTGGCCGTAGAGGACCACGAACACCGTCAGGGCTGTCGCGTTCCAGGGGAAGGGGATCTGGAGCAGCAGCAGGACCACCCCGAGCTTCCAGATAGCCCCGAGGCAATGGGCACCGATCGGGCTCTCGGTCAGGTACTGCCACCAGGGCCAGGGTGGCGGGTTCACGTCGCCCCCGCTGGGGAGGATCCACCACCAAATCGGCGGCGGCGTGAAGGCGTGGCGCCAGGCAGCGGCGCTGAACCAGCCGCTCACTTGTTCCCCTTGCAATGGCCAGGAGGCCAGCAGAATCCCGGGCGCTCGACTGTGATATTGATGTACGAGTCCCCCGGAAGATTGGTCTCGACGTCCGTGTGGTGGTGGTGGGCCAGGGCCACGATCAGCGCGGCGGCCCCGAGCGTCGTCCCGGCAATCCCGAGGATCAGCGGCCACTTCGAGCCCGAGGAGGAGGTCTCGATGACCTCGACCGTCCCGAGCTGAGCCAGGACATCGGTCCGAAATGAGGCAAGGGCGCTGTCGAGATAGGCCAGCTCGCTGGTACTCAGCGAGTCGAGATGGCCCCGGAGCTGGGTGAGCTGGGGTGGGATCCGACTACAGACGGTGGCGGACTCCTCCAGGGCCGTGACCACGGGCACAAGGCTGCATTGCTGTTGCGCCGATGCAGCAGCCGGGAGGAGGAGGAGCAAGGCGAGCAGCGGCCTCATGCGGGCCTCCAGGTGAGTGACGCCCCAATATACACAGAACGGCCCCCGATCGAGCGACCGGGAGCCGTCTGCGCTTTGCCCCCCAGCAAAGGAGGTCTCCATGGGCGAGACCGATGCGGCCGTAAGTTAGCCCTGCTGGGGCACATGGTCAAGCTCAGTCCAGGAACACCACGCCGTTGCAGTAAAACTCCCCGTCCTTGTAGAGATACTCGATCCAGTCGGACCAGTAGCTCGGGCGTTCCTGGTACTGTTTGCAGATCGCAACAGGCGTCCACCGGCCGTCCACCTGGCCCTCACAGTACCACTCGACGTACCGGAGGTTCGCGTACTGAAACTCTGTGCCGCTGAACGACTCGAAGTATCCGAACCCGATGATCGACGTGTTGTGCGGCACGTCATGGCGCACGAGGCCGAGCGTTTCCGGCCGGTACGACAGCGTGCAGGCGGATCCCCAATAGGACGGCTGGTTGGCCGTCGCGAGGGCTGGGGTGTCCTCGATCGGTGCTGACGTGTCGCCGCAGGCAGCGAGGAGCCCGATCGTGAGCAGGACCAGGCCGATCGCCAGCAGNGTGCCATCTACCTTCCGCATCTGGAACCTCCTGAGAGAGAGAGCACCGGCCGCCCGCAGCACGACCAGCGCCACGCGCCCCCAACGTACGCCTGGAGGCTGGTGCCGCAAGTCATCACGGACGATCGGCAATGTGGGCAGGGATCCCCCCGCCGCATGTAGTCGTCGATGTACTGTTCCTCGGTCACGTGGTTGTGCGCCCGGCGCAGGGCCTGGCGCCGCTTCCCATGGACCTTCTCGCGCTCGCGTTGCGCCTTACTCCAGCTCGGGAGATAGACCATCTCAGGCCCCATTCCCGTGGTGGAACGTCACCATGTTAGGCATACGCCCGCCTCGGCGGCTCCAGCTCCGCCTCCTCGATGGCCTCCCGCTCCGCCTGCTCCTCCGACTTCACCTTCGCCCGCTCCCGCTTGATGTCCTGCCGCACGCAGTCGTCGCACAGCCCGAGGTACAACACCTCCCCGTCGTACTCCGCCTCGACCTGCGGTGTGAGGTACGGCTTCCGGACCCAGACCCACCCCTCGAATCGGCGACCACACCCTGCGGGATACCCATGCTTCCGAGGGTTCCGGCAGAGTTTCTTCGCCCACACGATCGGGTAGTCGTCATGCCCCGCGCGCTCACCGAGCTTCGGGGCCTCCCATGGTGCTGTCATTGACCTCCTCCTGGGGATGCGCCGCCCCGAGGTACTTCACAGCCATCGGGTGCGGCTTGCCTTCCTGGTACGGTTTCTGATGATCCGCAAGGCGCTCGATCCGCTCCTGGTCGGTGAAGATGTTCTGGATGCCGTCGAGCTTGCGGCCTTCGTCGGCCATCCGCTTGAATGTGGGATCCCTGAACCAGCCGTCGATCGCGTACAGGAGTTGGTGGACGTCCCCGCCGTTCCGCTTCAGGGCCTGCACCAGCCGGGTCTCCCGCTTCGGATCGAACAGGGCCTTCGTGTGCCCCGTGCGATGCGCCCAATACGCGAATACCAGCTCCGCCTGTACCCGGCGCAGATCGTCCGCCCCCACCTGGGATACCCGCTCCTCGGAGACTGCGGCCAGGACGGCCGCCAGGTGCTCCTGGATGTCGGGAAGCCTGGTGCCCGATCTCGTGGGTGTCCGGTTCCCGTTCCCCGAAGTGGGTGCGATCGCGACACCAGGCTCCAACTCGACAAGAGTACCGTCAGGTACTCTATATCTCTCCTCTACTCTACTCTCCTCTACTCTGTCTAGCATCGTGCTAGCATCGTGCAAGCAACCCGCTAGCACGATGAAGCCTCGGACGTGCAACTCGTTGAGCTGCCGTGAGATAGCCTCCGTGGATGAGTCGGGTAGGCGCAAGCGCCATGCTAGCGCATCGCTAGCAAGGTCGATCTCTCCATCCCCTTCAGCCGCGAGGAGCCAGAGGCCCACGAGGAGCTTGGCCGCGTCGGGCGGGAGATCCACCCACTCGCGGTTGTCCAGGAGGCTTCGGTGGAGCTTGATCCACGGGGGGCTTCGGTGCTTGTAGTGCTGGAACCGGGACCAGTTAGCAATCGTGATCCGTGCCATCGACGACCTCCTCGGGCACGGGATCGCGGAGCAGGTCGTCCAAGACCTCCTCCCGGATCCGGTAGACCCCGCTGGGGAGCTTGACGGCGCTCAGCATCCCGCCGTGTACCCATCGGAGCACGGTGCTCCTGGACACGTTGAGGATCCTGGCGACCTGGGTGATCGAGTACACGTTGTGACCTCCTACGCTGGGGGTGAGCCCCGGCTGATACGGCCGGGGACCTCCATTCTACACGCGCGGGAGACATGTCGCAAGGTGGGCGCAATCTACGTGCGTTCACAGAAGTAGGTGGATATGGAGTTTCCCCAGCGCGGACGGGGGAAAGTCGGGGGTTGTCAAGCCGCCGGAAAAGTGCTATCGTTGTTGCACGTGAAACGTGTCCCCCAGCAAGCGAGGTTCTGATGGCAAGCGGCTTCTACACCACCGTCATGTTGAGCCCCGACGACGCTGAGATGGCGGCGGCGGCGCTGTTCGTGATGGGCGATATGGCAATGGACCTGCCCAGCGATCGCGACTACGCGCAGAAGTGCTACGCGCTCGCGGCGCTGTTCCGCTCCAACGCCCTGTCCACCCGCCAGGAGGCCGAGCGGCAGCGGGCCAAGATGGCGGAACGCGATCACCTGTACCGGAGGGTCTCGTGATCGTCACGATCACCTTCCCGTGCCTGACCTGCGGCTTCGAGGATGGTATCGAGGCCGAGGTCAGGCTGACCGGCGTCCCGGGCACGCGCTACACGCCCCGGGGCGTCGAGGTCGAATGTCAGGAGGCGCTGTGCCAGGAGTGCGGCACGCCCGCCACTGACGCCCAGGTCGAGGCGATCGAGCAGGAAGCCCTCGACCGACTGAACATGGGTCACTATTCCTAACCCCAGCAGGAGATTCTCATGGCACACGAGCTGACTTTCCGCAACGGCGTGGCCGAGATGTTCTCGGTCCGCGAGACCCCCTGGCACCGCGAGGGACACCTGTTGACCGAGGCGCCTGACCTCGACACGGCCATCCGGCTCGCCGGGCAGGACTTCGAGGTCGAGAAGGTCCCGGCCTGGGTCCAGAACGACACCGGCCTGTTCGTCCAGTCGCAGAAGGCGTTCATCACGCGCCGGACCGACACCCTCCAGGAGCTGGGCTCCGTCGGCCCCTCCTACCAGCCCCTCCAGAACATCGACGCCTTCAAGATCCTCCAGCCCCTGGTGGACGAAGGCATCGCCCACTACGAGACCGGCGGCTCCATCCGCGAGGGCGCGGACGTCTGGATTATGGTCCGCTTCGAGCTGCCCAAGGGCGAGAACAACGAGTACGTCCGGCAGATCCTGGACGAGCTGGGCATCACCCCGTACGGGTTCTTCGCGAACAACCACAGCGGGCGCCGGGGCGTCCTCGTGGGGCTCACCCCAATCCGGATCGTGTGCAAGAACACGCTGTCCTGGGCCGAGTCCGACGCTGAGACCGGCAACTCGAAGGGCAAGTACCTCACGATCCAGCACACGGGCGACGTCGAGGCCAAGCTGGTCGAGGCCGCGATGGGCCTCTGGGGTCACATCGTGCAGCGGTACGCCAAGGCCGCCGAGAATTACAAGCGGCTCAAGGCGTTCTACCTCGACGAAGCGATGTTCCGCGAGCTGGTCCTGAAGGTCGCCGTGCCGGACCCGCGCGAGAACCCCCGCTGGAACCCCGAGGGCCGGATGGCGAACGCCGTGGTCGAGCGGTACGAGCGCAAGGCCACCGAGATCACCCGGCTGTGGACCGAGGGTGACGGGCACGACGGCGACGGCAGCGCCTGGGAGGCGTACAACGGGCTGGTCCAGGCGATCGACCACAACAGCGAGCTGTTCCCGGTTCGCGGCGGCGTCTACCGTACCGCCAGCTTGATGACCGGGCGCCTGGAAGCTGTGAAGCAGGACGTGTTCACGGCGCTGTTGCAGGCCACCCCCGATTTCGAGAGCCCGCTAGATTTCTAGGGTTCTCTGCCCCTTCACATTTGACACCCCTGTCAAGTTGCAAGGCTTGACGGGGGTGTTATCTTACAAGGGTACGAGTGTACCTCACCCCAGCGAGGAGGCAACGTGAACAGGATGTACCACCCATCGCCGTACGAGGACTGCCCGGTCTGTGACGGGTGCGGCCTCGATCCGGACGACTGCACGTGTACCGTCAGCAGCGAGGGCTGGACCGGCCGGATGCCCGACATCCTGGTCTCGCCCGAGGGCGTCGAGTACCGGACGATGCGGGGCCGTGAGCAGCGCCCCGACATCATCGTCACCACCAAACGCGGCCAGGAGGTCCCCTTGCGCCGGATCGGGCGGCGTGAGCGGGAGGCTCGGGCCAAGGGGAGAAACTGATGTACGCAGACTCGAAATACAGGACCTGGAAAGTCCTGTCTGTCCGCGCCCGGGATGCCGAGACCATCACGATGAACGTGGAAGTCGGCTTCAGCCGCACCCGAGCTGTGGTCCAGGTCCCGCGCCATCGGTTCAAGGGCGCGCTCGCTCGGATGGAGCACAAGCGGAAGTCTGTGTTCCTCCTGCGGCACCTGAATGAGTCCGGGACGACGATGACGTTCCGGGAGATCGCCCGGACGATGGGCTTTTCGTCCACCCGGGCACAGCAGCTTCTCCGCGAAGCCGAAGCGGGCGTCCTGGCCTTCAGCGTGGGACAGACTGAGCTGCTCCAGGGCGAGGCGTACGAGGAGGGGGACGATGACGACACAACTCCCTGACGTCGGGAAGCTGCGCGTCACGCTGATGACGGGCGTCAAGACCCTGGCACAGATCCGGCACCGCCTGGAGGCGATCGGCGCCACGATCGAGCAAGCCGAGAAGGCCCACCGGGAGCGGCACGCCGGGCTGTACGACCAGCAGG